AACAACACAAGAACTCAGGTCGTAACAATAAAAAGGGAGATGCAACATGGAGAAACTTTATTGTTGACTTTAAAGAGGTTAGCAAATCTTTTACTTTAAACAAGGATGTGTGGGCTAAGGCTGTTACTGATTCTATTAAATCAGGAACTGATAAATCTCCTGCAATAATTGTTATTTTAGGTGAGGGTAACACAAAGGTAAGACTTGCTATAATTGAAATGGATCTTTTAGAACAACTAACAGAGGAGGAATAGGGTGACACAACAGGTTCAGCCAACAGGAACGACAATAGATATGGTTAATGGTTTAACTGAAATTGCTGACTACATGAAGGATGAAGAATTAACAATGGCTTTAACAATGATTGCTAAGTTAATTATTAAGCCAGATGTTCCACTTAATGTTGCTACCGTGGAAATCGTAAGACTTCAGGCAATAGCAGCAAAGATGTCATTTAGAGCAACTTGGATGGCTAACGTAGATAAAAGTGACAGGGCAAAAAAGAACATATATTTCACGGCAGCAGAATCAATTAACAACCTAGTATCAGCACTTAAATACATCATACGCTAACCTGCTATACTTATATAAAACAAGGGGTAATAATGACTAAAAACTTATTGAAACAGATTATGATTAAGCAAGAAGAAACAAAGCATAACGAAGATATTGGGTATACAGAAGGTTTGGTAGATGCTATTCAGCAAGGATATATTGCTGACATTAAACCAAAGTTTACTAAAAAATATTCTTTCTCACCTTCTGGCTTGGCTTGGGGTTCTGGAGAATGTGCTCGTTTCTGGTATCTTGCATTTGATGGCGCAGTGTTTTATGACAATGCAGATCCTTATGGTGTAGCAAATAGAAACAGCGGTACCTTGAGTCACGATAGAATTCAAGATGCAATGATTAGCGCTGACATTCTTGATAAAACTATGGAGTTTGAAACAGCAGAAAGAAAATATGGCAAGCAAAAACATCCTGCACTAGAGTTTACAGTTAAAACAGATGATCCACCAATATTTGGTTATGGCGATGCTATGCTTGACTTTAATGGTCAGTCTATTGTTGGTGAAATTAAAACAATGCCAAACGATGGATTTGAATATAAGAAAGCAAATAGGAAGCCTAAAGGTGGGCACCTAATGCAGTTGTTAATGTATATGAAAATATTAAAGAAAGACAAGGGTGTTTTAATTTATGAAAATAAAAATAATCATGAACTATTAACACTTCCAGTACAAGTTAATGACGAATATCGCAAGTGGATTGACTACTCATTTGATTGGATGAGAGAAGTTCGTAAGGCTTGGACAGATAGAAAAATTCCAGTTAAAACATATAGGTCTAACTCAAAAATCTGCAAGGGTTGTCCTATTCAAAAAGCCTGTGCAGAGGCAGATGTTGGGGTTCTTAAAATAAAACCTCTTGAGGGGCTTAGTGAAACTTTGTGAAAAGTGTAACAATGCTTTTACCCCCAACGTAAGTTATCAAATTTACTGCGGGGAAGAGTGTAGGAATGCTGCAACAAAAGATAAAATTGTAGAACGATATCAAATAACACGAAGACAAAAACGAATTGGCAAAGTTAGAAAATGTATTGGTGGATGTGGCCAACAACTATCTATCTATAATGAATCTGGATTTTGTTCTAATTGTAATGTAAGTAAAAAAGAAGTTGATAAAATGTTAAAACAAATAAAAGGATTTTTTGATTATGAGCAAGAATAAATGGGGCATGGAAATTCAACCTAAAAATATTTGTGCTATTGATGCTAGTACTAACAGTCTTGCCTTTGCCTTTTATGTAAATAAAAAACTTGGAGATATTGGCAAAATAAAATTTGAAGGTAATGATATTTATGACAAGGTTGCTGATGCTTGTAAAAAATCTAAGGCTTTGTTTGAATATTTTAAATTAGTGGATGCTATTGTTATTGAGCATACCGTCTATATGAACAGCCCTAAAACTGCTGCTGATTTAGCATTGGTTCAGGGAGCATTGCTTGGTGCCGCTAGTTTATCTGGTATTAAATCTTTTGGTAAGGTTTCTCCAATTACTTGGCAAAATTATTTAGGTAATAAAAAATTAACAAAAGAAGAGCAATTGGCTCTTAGATCTCAAACCCCTGGAAAATCAGATTCTTGGTATAAAACATTTGAAAGGCAGTTTAGAAAAGAAAGGACTATGAAATTAATTGAAATCATCTATGATAAAAATATTAACGACAATGACGTTGCTGACGCTTGTGGCATCGGCCACTGGGCTATTAATAATTGGAATAAAGCGATAGGAGTTGACAAATAATATTATGAGTGGTAAACTGTATAAGTCAGAGATTTTTATGCGTAAGAGATATCTTATAGATAAAAAATCTCCAGAAGAGATTGCCAAAGAATGCGGGGCAAGCATAGAAACAATCTATGTTTACCTTGCAAAATTTGGATTAAGGAAATCAAAGCGATGAGACCAGTTTCAGTTTATAAAGATGTTAACGACTTTAACTACAACGATCTGTATTTGCACTCATTATCAGCGCCTTCAGGTAATGCAATATTAATGAACTGCATAGGGATTGCACAAATGTTAATTGAAAAAAATATCTCGTATGGAGACTCTGCATTAGATCCAGTAAGAGTTTTTAGCAAGGCTAATTCAATAGAACAACTACATGTAAGAATAGATGACAAGTTAAGTCGTTTAATGAAAGGTACAGAGATGGTTGGAGATAATGATATTGATGATTTGATTGGATACTTAATTTTATTAAAAGTAGCAAAGGAAAGACATGTCAACTGAAACAGATTTAATTAATCATCTTGATGAAGTAAATAAAGTTGTAACGGAATATCTTAAAGGACAAGATCCTACAAAAATATCTAAAGAATTAGAAATTCCTCGTACTCGTGTAGTTGCATTAATTAACGAGTGGAAAGTTATGGCATCTGCTAATGATGCGATTCGTGCTCGTGCAAAAGAAGCACTTGCTGGCGCTGATGCACATTACAGTAAATTAATTACAAGGTCTTATGAAGTTATTGATGAAGCCTCAATGACAAATAATCTTAGCGCAAAAACCCAAGCAATTAAGTTAGTTATGGATATTGAAAAATCTAGAATTGAAATGTTACAAAAGGCTGGGCTATTAGAAAACAAAGAACTTGCAGAAGAGATAGTTCAAATTGAAAGAAGGCAAGAAGTTTTAGTTGAAATACTTAGAGACATTGCTTCAAGTCATCCAGAGGTTCGTGATTTAATTATGCATAGACTTTCTCAGATTGCCAAAGAAGGAGAAGTGATTACGATTGTCCACGATGTTTAATGATTTTCTTGAAGTATTAAAAGAAAATCAATTTGAAACAATACCAGTAGACGCTAAAACTTTTGTAGAGTCTTCTGATTATTTAGGGCAGCCTCCGTTGTCTTCAATTCAATATGACATTGTAGAGGCGATGAGTCAAATTTATAAAAAAGAAAATTTACAAGAACTGTACGGTTCTGTAGAAGGGGCAAGATACTATGAAAAATACACAAAAAACGAAATCATTTTACAGTTGGGCAAGGGTTCTGGTAAAGATTTTACCTCCACTGTTGCTTGTGCTTATATTGTCTATAAGTTATTATGTCTTAAAGATCCTGCAAGATATTTCGGAAAACCAAGTGGAGATGCAATAGATTTAATTAACGTTGCTATTAACGCACAACAGGCTAAAAACGTTTTCTTTAAAGGATTTAAAACAAAAATTGAAAAATCCCCATGGTTTGCAGGTAAGTATAATGCTAAGGCAGATTCAATAGAATTTGATAAAGCAATTACAGTTTATTCTGGACACTCAGAAAGAGAGTCGCATGAGGGATTAAACTTATTACTTGCAGTTCTTGATGAAATTTCTGGTTTTGCATCTGAAGTTGGCACTGGCAACGAACAAGGTAAAACTGCAGAAAATATTTATAAAGCATTTCGTGGATCTGTAGACTCTCGTTTTCCAGATCTTGGTAAAGTAGTTTTACTTTCTTTTCCACGGTATCAGGGAGACTTTATCTCTAAAAGATATGATGATGTGATTGCAGAAAAAGAAATAATAGAAAAGAAACACACCTTTATTATGAATGAAAACCTACCACACGATGATGTTAACAATCAATTTGAAATTAATTGGGAAGAAGATAACATTATTTCTTATAAAGTTCCAAAAATTTTAGCCCTTAAAAGACCAACATGGGAAGTAAACCCTACCCGTAAAATAGATGACTTTAAGTTAGCATTTTACACAGACTTGGGTGATGCTATGATGAGATTTGCTTGCGTTCCTACGTTTGCATCTGATGCATTTTTTAAACAAAAAGAAAAATTAGAAAAATGTATGAACACTAGAAATCCACTAGACTCTTTTAGAAGATTTGATTCAACCTTTAAACCAGACCCAGATAAAACTTATTACATACATGCTGACCTTGCACAAAAACATGACAAGTGTGCAGTTGCTATTGCTCATGTTGATAAATGGGTCAACATTCAAGTTATTAAAGATTATGAACAAGTAGCCCCCATTGTTGTTGTTGATGCTGTTGCTTGGTGGGAGCCAAAGGCAGAAGGACCAGTAAATTTATCAGAGGTAAAGCAATGGATTATTAATTTACGCAGAGAAGGTTTTAATATTGGCATGGTTTCTTTTGACCGTTGGCAATCTTTTGATATTCAAAATGAGTTGCAGGCTGTTGGAATTAGAACAGAAACTGTTTCAGTTGCTAAAAAACACTATGAAGATTTGGCTATGATGATTTACGAAGAGCGTGTTGCCATCCCAATGATTCCAATTTTGTTAGAAGAAATGTCAGAATTAAAAATAATGAAGGGAAATAGGGTTGATCATCCCCGCAAAAAATCAAAGGACTTGGCTGATGCGGTTTGTGGAGCGGTATTTGGAGCAATATCTCACACACAAAAGACTAATAGTACAGAAATAGATGTCCATACTTGGAGTTCTTCAACACGACTTGCGGAAAAAGAGCAGCGTATGGTAGAATTAGATAATCGAGAAATGCCTAACGATGTTAAGAATTTCTTGGATAAACTAAACTTAATATAAACTAATAAGGAGAAGAATGAATTCATTTAAGAAACTTGCCACAGTCTTGGCTGCAGCCTTGACACTTGGCGTGATGTCGGCACTTCCGACACAGGCTACAGTATATGCTGACGTTGTCACCATTGATGCCGTAGCAGATACAATTAATCCTGGTGAGACTGCAACAGCAGTAGTATCAGTATCATTTTTGGGAACAAGTGTTGGAGATACCGTTTCGGTAATATCTGCAGTACTATCTGCCCCATCTACTGCTAGCGTTCCACAGTTTGCCGTTACAGAAACATCTAGCGCAACAGTGGCACTATCAGCAGACACAAAAACAGCAGCAGTGTCACCAGCAACTAATACTTCTGGTTATGTTACTGCAAAGTTGACATCATCATTTTATGTGCCTACCGTCGCTGGATCATATGTAGTTAGATTTATACCTACATTGACTAGTGCATCTGGTTCAGT